TAAAACTACTGCTTTTGCTGGATTAGAAGATAATTTAATTATGGATTTAGAAAATGGATCTGATTATATTGATGCATTAAAGATTCAAATCAATAGTTTACAAGAACTACTTGATGCTGGTAAAGCTATTAAAGAAGCTGGTAAACCTTATAAATATGTTACTATTGATACAGTAACAGCTTTAGAAGATATGATCATGCCTTTAGCAGTAAAATTATACAAGAAAACAAGCATGGGTAAAAACTATGATGGAGACAATGTCTTATCATTACCTAATGGGGCTGGATATTTATATATTCGTCAAGCTTTCTTTCAAGTTTTAGATTTTATTGATACCTTAGCACCCCATATTATTTTAGCTGGTCACATTAAAGACAAGCAAATAGATGATAAGGGAGAGATGGTATTAGCTGCAAACATTGATTTGACAGGTAAAATTAAATCTTTAATCTGTGCAAATGCAGATGCAATAGGTTATATGTATAGAAAAGGTAACAAAACTATTCTATCATTTAAGACTAGTGAAGAAGTGACTTGTGGTGCAAGACCAAAGCATTTAACTAATGAAGAAATTGTAGTTTCTGAATTGAATGAAAAAGGTGAACTAGAGTTTCACTGGGACAAAATTTATGTATAATAACAAATAAAAAATAAAACAAAATGGCTTTAAGTACAACAGACTTAGGAACAGGTGGATCAGGAATGGCAAAAACAATTGCACCAGGTAATCACACTTTAAAAATTAACAGTATTGTCTTGGAAGACTTTACATTTATTGATGGTGCAAAACACATGATATTAAATGTAGAAACAGAACCTTTAGAAGGATTTGAAGGTTTCATGATTGACAAAGATGATGCAAGTAAAGGTCATTATGCTGGTCAAATTGGTAGAATCAAAGCAAGTCAGTATGCATTTGCAGACGGTGAGACTAAAACTGGTATCAAGATCCAAAGAGATAGATCAGTTTTAATCTTCTTACAAAACTTATCTAAAGCATTAGGAGTAAGTGATTGGTTCACATCTCAAGATGGTAAACATGATACTATTGAAGACTTTGTAAGTGCATTCAATAAAAGTGGTGTCTATAAAGATATCTATCTTGATTTCTGTATTGCAGGTAAAGAGTATGTTGGTAAAACAGGTTATACTAATTATGATATGTATTTACCAAAAGCTGATAGAGGTACTTATGTTTACACTGAAACTGAAGGTGATAAACTAATGACTTACAATGAGGCTCTTCACTTGAAAAAAGCTGAAGTAAAAGAAGTAAATAAATTTGGTGATGATGATGATAATTTATCTATCCCATCTAAAACATCTTCTGATTTCTCTCTAGATTAATTTTAATTAATTAATGGGGATGTCAGATAAGGTGTCCCCATTAATTTTTAATTATCTGATTATGATTTCAACTAAGAATATAATATCTAAACTTTCTCAGGTGCCAATAGAATGGCCTTTTGAATATTATTTAAACTTAAAGGAAAAACTTTTAGGTCAAGATATTAAAATACTTTCTGCATTTAATTCTAAAGATAAGATACCATCTATGTTTATTTACATGGATAGTAACAATATGATTTATAAGTTTAAGGATTTTTCATCTGGTTATCAGGGAGATAACATACAATTAGTAAAGTTATTGTTTAACTTACCTGAAAGAGGAAATGCTGTTAGTAAAATAATAAATGATTATCAAGACTATGTTCTAAATCATAATGTACAACCTAAAACAGAGTTTAAATTCCATGATAAATTCAAAGTAGTTGATTATGAAATGAGACACTGGACTAACTTAGATTCTATTTTTTGGACAAGCTTTAAAATTAGCTCTACACTTTTGACAACATATAATGTGGCACCTTTGGCATATTTTACTATGGAGAAAAAAGAAGAAGATGGTTCTACAACTTCATTTGCATTTAATAAACCTTTCTTATATGGTTATTTTAGAGATGATGGTGAACTGTATAAAATCTACATGCCTAAGAATATAAATAAGAAGTTTATTAAAGTTCAAAATTATGTTCAGGGAATAGATCAATTACAGTATAATTGTAAGTACTTAGTAATTACATCATCACTTAAAGATCTTATGTGTTTTAGAAAGCTTGGTATTAATAATGTAGAATGCATTGCTCCGGATAGTGAAAATACTATGATTGGAGAATCAGTAATGAGTAAACTAATACCACACTATGATAAAATTATTGTATTGTTTGATAATGATGAGCCTGGCATAAAAGCTGCTCAGAGATATAAAGACAAGTATGGTTTTAATTATGTAGTACTGGAGATGTCTAAAGATCTATCAGATTCTGTAAAAGACTATGGTGTTGAAGCTGTAAGAGATAAATTATTTCCACTATTAAAACAAGCATTATGAGTGTAGAAAGAACAATGGATCAACTTGAAAGACATATTGATTATGCTGCAAGTTGTTTTAATGATGTTAGAAATGAATTTGCAGAACTAGAAAAAGAATATTTAGATAATATTAAAGATTTAAATGAACAAAATGATACTCTTGGAGAACAAAATGAACTTCTTGAAGAACAAGTTGAAGAGTTAAATAAAAAGCTTGCAATATTTGAGTTAGAGAACATGGAGTTAAGATTAAGAATAGATGTTTATCATTTAACTATAAAATATGTATGAGTTGGATATATAAAGGTAAAGAGTTTGATGAGTTCTGTATACCAGAAGGTGGTATTGGATTCATCTACATTATGACTGCTATCATAGATGGTAAGTCTGTTGCATACATTGGCAAGAAGAACTTCTTTGCTAATATAAAGAAACCTATGGGTAAAAAAGCTTTGGCTATGTCTACTGACAAGAGACTAAAGAAATACACCAGGGAACTTAAACCTGACTTTATGAGATACTACAGTAGTAACAAAACTCTTAAAGATGCTCACAAAGCAGGTGTTGTAATTAAAAGGGAAATTCTAATGATTTGCTACTCAGCAATGGAATTGACTTATCAAGAAGTAAAGCATCAGTTTAAGTATGAGGTGCTTGAAAAAGAAGAATATTTGAATGCCAACATTCTTGGCAGGTTTTACAAAACAAAATAGTTATGACAGAAAATGATATGACAGGCCTTCTATTACAGTTGGCTGACCGTGGTGTAACCGGTATTAGAGTACATTATGCAGGTGGTGGAGACAGTGGTTGTATTGAAGATATCAATTATACTACTCAAACTTTAGATAAAGATGAAGAAACAGCATTTGATTATATTTCACAATTATCTATATATGGTACTGATGCTGCACCAAGTTTAAAAGATCTTGATAGCGGAATCTATTCTGATATTGAAGAGTTTGCCCAAGACCGAATTCTTAATGATATTGAGGATTGGTGGAATAATGATGGAGGCTATGGTGTACTGTGTATTATGGTTCCTTCTGGTAAGTATAAAATTGAAAACACAATTTATATTACTAACACAGAAGAGTATTTTCATGAAGGTAGTTTAATTGATGAAGCTTTAAACTAATGTCACATCCATATGAACATGCAAAATCTTCTGCTAGAAAGTGGGGAGGAGAACCATCAGAATATATGCATATTCATGAATGGTTTGATGCTACAAAAGCCTGGATAGGACATAGTAAACATAGAATGTTCCGTCATCACAGTGAAGGTATATTTGAATGTGAAGTACATTTTGGTACTTACTTTGTTAATTCTGTAGGAAAAAGAGTGTATATAAGATATGTTGGGGAACAACATGTCAAAGAAGACTGCAATGGGTACATCCCAAGTGCAAAAGAATGGGTGGATAATATTAATAAACCCACAGAATGGATGATTAAAACACTTAAAATTGAAGACTAATGGAAGAAGAATTTGTGTCTTATGAGTTAGCTTTAAAACTCAAAGAACTTGGATTTAAAGAAAGATGTTTAACTTATTATGGAGAGGATAAACCTATGATATATGATGGTGTAACAATACATGGTTGGGATCATAATACTTCATTTTTAAATTGGACATCAAGACCAACCTTCTCTCAAGCATTTAGATGGTTTAGAGAGAAGTATGATTTACATAGTCTTATTGGAATCTACCCTAATACTAAAGAGTGGTACTCCTCTTATCAAGATCTAAATTGGTCAGGTA